CTGGTATTTCCACATTTTATTGTGCTACGGATAACATATACGCGTATTCTAATTTAAATTAAACTACCTTTAGGAACAGAGCACATGACACTAGCTGAGTGGGCAGGCACCCTTGCAGGATTTGCGGCTTTTGGAGCCACAATCATCGCATCAACATCATGGGTATTAAAATCGTATTTAAAGAACTTTGTACATGAACTTAAGCCCAACGGGGGCTCTTCGATGAAAGATACCGTCAACTCAATACACGCAGAGCTTACAGAGCTTCGTATATCAGTAGCCCGCCTAGAGGGCCGCTTTACCCAGCATCTTGAGGATACTTCAAAGTAATTTAGCCTGACAGTACAGCCCGACTTTGGCACACTTATCTGTAGGACTAATTGCCAAAGGAGCAAAAAATGAACAAAGCGGTACTCTCATCTTACGCCCGAAACTTGCTTGGTCAAGTTATCGGAGCAATCGTTGTAGTTATGCAGGTAAAGGGTTTAGCTACCCCATTGGAATTTAGTCAGGGCGAGTGGCTACTAGTTGCTAACTCATTATGGGCATCCCTTGTCCCAGTAGCACTTCGCTACGTCAATAAAAAAGACCCAGCGTTCGGCCTTGTTGCCGCAAAGGGCGCATCACAAATTACAAAGTTAATTGAAGCAGAACTTAATAAGTCTGCAAAAAAGTCCGCTAAGAAATCAAAGTAAGGTTGGTACATATACATGTCTAAAATTCAATGCGACAACTGTGAGTTCTCAGCAGACTACACTTGCCAAGATTACGGCACTAACCCAGTTAACTATTGCACTAGCTGCTTACCTACATGGTTAGTAGACCGTGCTGAGGCTGGTCACTTCCCTTTGATGGAACAACTTCCAAAAGAAGAAAAAGCATCTAAGAAGAAGGCTGAAGCTAAAGCGGAAGAAACCAAGGCGGAAGAAGAAGCCCCTTCGGATGAAAGTAATTAGACGCCAAGCCATACAAGTCCACCCCGTACCTGAAAAGGTTATGGACCCGCAAGGCCCCTTCCCTAAAGAATTATTTAGAGAAGAACGCATAGTTACTGAATACGCTTCTCAATATGATGAGGACGGCTCAGACTCTCCTCTTGGAGCGACTGTTCAAAACAACTATAAACCAGAGCGTGTTTTGCGCTGCTCACGTTGTTTTGCAAAAGTGTTAGAATCCCAAACTAAAGACCACACTTGTGAAGAGGGTTCAGATGCCGAAGAAGACAGGTAACTACTACAAGAACTCTTTTGACCCAGCACAAAGGTCTTTAAACATTGCTCAGGCAATGGCAGAAAAACTAGGCATACAAACGCCTATAGATAAAACATTTTCTGTTGCAATACCTGACGAAGTGCAAAAAGGATTTAGACAGCAGTCTGCAAACACTAGTAACCCTTCTAGACCTAGAGCTCAAGCAATTGCATACGACTTTGCTAAAAACACTTTATATGTTGTATTTAGAGACGGCACTTGGTGGGAGTATAGAAACTGCCCAGCAGTCCACTGGCAAAACCTTCAACGCGCTGAGTCTACTGGTAAATATTTAAGAACAAGCGGTTTAGACGGCTGGGGCGATATGGGACCAGCAAACTTAAACGACACTGGCGGGCCCGATGGCGGAATGTCTCCATCTTCTAAAGAAATGCTAAGTTATGCTGCTGAGATATCTAGCAGTATGCAAAGAGGTATGGAGTAAACCTTGAAAACATTCGGTCCACTATACGTAGGTAAACTTAAGTATTGGCATAAAAAAGCACTTCCAGTTCTTGAAGTAGGAACTACCCAAGAAACTGAAATGCCTTATAGAAAAGGCAAGTGTCTAGTTGCACGTATACCCTTTACCCACCCTGGTTATTTCTTAGGGGTCTGGGTTAAAAACCCAAAAATTGACTGGGATGATGACGACCGCATTGACGAGGTGCTATCCTCTGCTATGAAAGGCCGAAAAGCATGGAAGCCAGAAGACGGGGCATATGATGAATTTTTTTAAGAAAGAACCTTGGGTAAAGCCTTTTTCCGAAAAGGTGTCTAGAAGAGTTTCTAAGATAGCTACTGGTGAGTTAGAAATGTGGGCAGAACAGTCATTAATTGAGATTTCTAAGTGTTTATCTGGTTACTCAAAGAATAGAGAACAGTTTTACTTGGATGAAGCCCTACAAGGAGCTGAGGCTCTTCACGCTGTTGTTAACGAGCTGCATACAAGAATGACCCCGCGCTAGCGCAGCGTGTCCACTTTGTGCTAAAATTATCCTGCCTCTCTCTTCCTCTCCCCGTGTGATGTGGCAACGCAAATGGTCTGGGTTAACACCCAGGCCTTTTGTTTATGTAATAGACTTCGGTAATGGAGAACTACACTGTGCTAGAAGAAGATGAAGACGAGTTCTTTCCCGATGACGAGGTAGAAGACGAAGAACTTCCGCCCGAAGACGAGGAACTTGAGCTTGATGAGCTCTCTAAAGAATTTGTTAAAAAACTTATAGATAGATGCATTGAGTTTATGAACGCCCTAGTTGGGCATGAGCTACACCCTTATCAGATGCCGCTTGCTCGACGCATCATTGAGTCTGTAATCATTAATGACGGCGAAGAAGTAACTGCGCTTGCCGCACGTCAGTCAGGTAAGTCAGAGACTATTGCTAACACAGTCGCTACGCTCATGGTCCTTCTACCACGCTTAGCAAAGATGTACCCAGACCTACTTGGTCAGTTTAAAGACGGTATATGGATTGGTATGTTTGCTCCTGTTGAAGGACAGGTAGAAACGCTCTTTGGTCGTACAGTTAATAGGCTTACTAGTGAACGTGCTCAAGAAATCATGGGTGACCCTGAGATTGACGATAGCCTAGGTAAAGTCCCTGGAGTTACTAGACAGATTAAATTAAAGAACTCTGGCAGCAGCCTTATGATGATGACAGCTAACCCTCGTGCAAAGATTGAGTCTAAGTCTTTCCACCTTATTGTTATTGACGAGTGTCAAGAGGCCGACGACTTTGTTGTATCTAAATCAATCTCTCCTATGCTTGCGTACTACTCAGGAACTATGGTTAAGACTGGTACTCCAACAACAAGTAAGAATAATTTTTACCGCTCCATCCAATTAAACAAGCGTAGGCAGACTGGAAGGTCCAGCCGACAAAATCATTTTGAGTGGGATTACCGAGATGTTTCTAAATACAACGCCAACTACGCAAAGTTCATCAAGAAAGAGATGCTCCGTATTGGAGAGGACTCTGACGAGTTCCAAATGTCCTACAACTGTAAATGGTTGTTGGAGAGAGGGATGTTCGTTACATCCTCAATCATGGACGAACTTGGAGACACGTCCCAAGAACTTGTTCGTGCGTGGCATCGCTCACCTGTGGTTGTCGGTATTGACCCCGCACGGAAGATGGACTCAACAGTAGTAACTGTTGTTTGGGTTGACTGGGATAGACCAGATGAGTTTGGATATTTTGACCATAGAATCTTAAACTGGATGGAGTTACAGGGTGATGACTGGGAAGACCAATATTTTCAAATCGTTAATTTCTTGGGGAGTTATGACATACTTGCTGTTGGCGTTGACGCTAACGGCGTGGGTGATGCGGTTGCACAAAGACTCAAACTCCTCTTACCCCGAGCAGAAGTACATGCCATAGGAAGTAGCCAACCAGAACAATCTAAACGTTGGAAGCATTTAAAAGCTTTAATTGACCGACGTATGGTCGGTTGGCCAGCACATGCAAAAACACGACGCCTTCGTACTTGGAAACGCTTTTACCAACAGATGACGGACCTAGAGACAAAGTTCACTGGTCCTAATTTCCTAGCCCATGCCCCAGATGAAGCCCATGCCCACGATGACTACGCCGACAGCCTAGCAATCGCCGTATCTTTAACTATGGATTTAACAATGCCATCAGTAGAGGTGTCAACCTCCCCATTCTTCTCAAGGTAATTACCACTTTAGCCTGACTTTACGCCCAATACGTAGGACACTTTTATACGAGGTCCTCACCCTTTAATAAGGAGTTATAACTATGACAATCGCACCATCACCTAAGATGCCTGAACGTCCAGGAACAACTTACGACCGTAAGATGTCACCTGCAACACCAGGCCAGCGTGGCCCACTACGTTTTGAAGAAGGTCTTGCAACAGACACTGATATCCCAACGCAGTTTACAACAGGCGCTATGCAGGGATACGAACCTGCAGCAGGTCGCCCAAATCGCAATAAGCCTGTTCACACAAAGACTGCAGAAGAAACAATGCGTGAACGCGCACATGTTGGTTCCGCAGCATGGGTAGAAGCACCAGCAAGTCTCTCTGACTTTTCAACTGGCGCATTTGCTGACCATGGCGACAACCGTTTTGAGGAAGTTTTCCGCAACGGTGCTAACCAAAAAGCAACAAACCCAGCAGTAGTACAAGACTAATTAGGTTTACTACCCCCGTATTCAGTCTACAAAGCTGGCGGGGGTAGTTTTCCCATTTCAGAGGAACAGCAATGGCATTTATCAGAGGTAAAGAAGTAAAAGAAACGGCAAAGCAAGAAGCTGCCAACCCTAAACTTTGGAACATGATTACTGCTCAAGCTGGAGCAAAATTTTCTAAAAACTCACCTGCTCGCGGACACTGGATTCACGCTAAGTACAATCAAATGGGCGGTCAAGACGTTGACCCGCGTTTTAGAGACTACGTACAAGAAGCTGAAAAGAAAAAAGACGAGCAGAAAAAAAAGAAGGTCACTAAGCCAGTCAATAAAAAAGTTATTAAACGCGGCCAAAGTTTCCGCTAATACAATTAGCGTGGTATTCTTCTCCCAGCATAGAAAAACAAAGGTGGATAGTTGAGCATTGATTTCTCGCCACCGTCCTATAGGGCGGCGTCTAGCGACCTAACTATTTCCATCTCGCCATTAGGATTGGTTGAGTTAGCAGATGAAGAATTTGAAGTCCACGGCCCGCGTCTTAATCGTTATTCTCTTAACTGGGCTATGTATCTTGGTCACCATTACTCCTATCGCCGTCAAATAGGCGACGCACAGATAGTACTTAATTACTACCGTGCCTTTACAGATTTTATTATTAACTTTACCTTTGGTAAAGGTGTTAACTTCCGTTCTCCAAAAGAAACAGAGGCTATTGTTCCAGATATCTTGGAACGTGTTTGGGAAGTAGATAACAATAAGGCAACAGTACTGTGGGAAATGGGACAGCAAGGCTCTGTATCTGGAGACTGCTTTATCAAGGTTGCATACGAAGAAGCTTGGACTGATACATCTGGTCTACAGCACCCAGGACGTGTTCGCATTCTTCCACTTAACGCAGCTTTCTGTTTTCCAGAGTTCCACCCACATGACCGTGAACGTCTAATCCGTTTTAAATTAAAATACCGTTTCTGGGGCACATCGCTAGAAGGTACACGTCAGGTATTTACTTACACTGAAATTCTTACAGATGACATGATTGAGGAGTACATCAATGATGAGCTCATTGACTCTCGCCCTAACCCGCTTGGTATTGTTCCCATTGTTCATATTCCAAATGTTCGTATTAGTGGTAGCCCTTGGGGTCTTAGCGACGGTCACGATATTATTAATATTAACCGTACTTATAACGAGACTGCTACTGACATCGCTGACATCGTTAATTATCATGCTGCTCCCGTCACAGTCATCATTGGTGCCAAAGCTTCACAATTGGAAAAGGGCGCTAACAAAGTCTGGGGCGGTTTACCAAAAGACGCAAAGGTAGAGAACCTAGAAGGTGGCTCACAAGGTCTAAAGGGTGCAATGGAATTCTTAGCTATGCTTAAGAAGTCCATGCACGAGATGATTGGTGTTCCTGAGACTGCTCTTGGTCAAGCACAGCCTATCTCTAACACATCAGGTGTTGCGCTATCTATCCAGTTCCAACCTTTGATGAACCGCTATCACCAAAAGATTATTCAGTACGCACACGGCCTAGAGCGCGTTAACGAGCTTATCCTTCGTAGCATTGCTATCAAGGAGCCTGAAGTATTTATATGGGACCCAACAAGAAACGTTAAACTTAAAAAGGGTCAGGTTGACCGTCTAGACCCTAACGACCCTATTACGTATCAAACTTACGTATTCTTCCCACAGCCTCTTCCACTAGACAAGTTGATTGCACTTAACGAAGTCCAGTCAATGCTATCCCTAGGCCTTGAGTCTAAGGAAGGCGCTTTGCGTACTTTGGGTGAAGAGTTCCCAACTGAGAAACTTAATGAGATTCGTCAAGAGCTTCTTGATGACGCTACAGCCGATGGCGCACTTAAGTTGCTACAGACCCAGATTGAACAAGAGATTGCTGAACTTACAGGCACTATGCCTAACCCTGAAACAGGAGGCGCCCCTGGTGCCCCTAGTGCAACTGGAGCTCCTGGAGCCCCAGCAGTACTACCACCAACGATAGATGACGCGCTAGGTGCCGCCAATATGGGCGAAGCAGACCTGCGTAACAAGTTGGTAACTGAAGCTTATGGAACTGTCCTCCCACAGAGGCGAGTACCAGAAGAGTACGAAAAATAAAGGTTTAGCCTGACATTTTTTGTATTTAGAAAGACAATAGAATCAACGTTTGGTCATTTGTGCTCTCACTTCGGAAAACGACCCCTAGAATGTAAAGGATAACTATGGAAACAGCAGAAGTATCTAACGCTGATGCCTTCGCGGCAGAAGCAGGAGTAGTTCCAGTTGTAGCCCAGTCGTCAGACAACGCAGTTGTCGCTGACGCACCTACTACTAAGGCAACTTCTAAGTTTTATACAGAAGATGACTTGGCAAAAGTAAGAAGCCAAGAAAAAGAAAAGCTCTACCCTCAGATTGATAAGTTGAAGGAAGAACTCGACGCCATTAAAAGAGAACGTGAAGCAGAACTTGCTACACGTGCTGCAGAAGCAGAAGCAAAAGCTAAAGCTGAGCAGGAAGCTCTTGAAAGTGACATGGATGTTCGTACTTTGCTTAAGACCAAGGAACAAGAGTGGCAGGAGCAGTTGGAGCGTGAGCGTCAAGAGCGTGAACGTGCCTTTGCTCTTCTGGAACGCGAAAAATCTTTTGCTGACCTACAAACCTACCGCACACAGCGTGTAGAAACAGAACGTGAAGCTATTATTCCTGAACTGCTAGACCTTATCAGTGGTAACACCCCTGATGAAGTTGACGCAAGTATTGCAGGTTTAAAAGAACGTTCAGCAAGAATTCTTGAATCTGCGCAGTCAGCTATGCAGAACGCAAGGAAAGAAATGACGGGGACAAGGGTAACCACGCCCCCGCTCGGACAAATGGACACTAATATGGAGCAACGTAACTTTACGGCCGAGGATATCTCGTCCATGTCGATGAACGATTACGCAAAGTACAGAGAACGTATCATGAGCGACACTGCTCGTGGTAAATCTCGCGGCCTGTTCGGGTAAACCCAACAATCCCAAATTCCAACAAATAAGGAGTCACAAGTAAATGGCATCTGGTATCACGGGTACAGGCAACTTAGCCGCAGCCCCAACAGCATACTCAGGCACTAACACCCAGCTGACTCAAGCGATTCAGACAATCTGGTCCAAGGAAATCTTGTTCCAGGCTATGCCTATCCTTCGCTTTGAGCAGTTTGCAGTCAAGAAGACTGAACTTGGTGTTGCACCTGGTCTACAAATCAACTTCATGCGTTACAACAACCTAGGCTTCGCAAGCGGTCTTGTTGAAGGTGTACGTATGCAGACAAACGCGTTGACTGCACAGCAGTTCTCAATCACAGTATCAGAGCATGGATATGCTCTTGCTGTATCAGAACTTCTTCTTAACGCATCATTCGATGACGTAATGGCATCAGCCTCACGTCTTCTTGGTCGTAACATGGCTATCTACCTAGACCAGCTATCACGCGACACACTATATGCAGCGACTTCAACAATTTATGGTGAAGACCGCTCAGCACTTACAGCAGTTAACAACTGGTACGCAGATGGTACAACCGCTGCTAACCGCGCTGCTATGACAGGTACCTACTACATGACACCTCACACAGTGAAGGATGCAGTAGAGACCCTATCAACCAAGAACATCCCACGCCTCGGCGAAACATACGTTGCGTTTGTTCACCCACACCAGAGCCGTAAGCTCCGTGACAATCCAGAATTTATTGAAGTCACTAAGTACGCTGCTCCAGGTAACTTTATGCTCGGTGAAATCGGTCGTCTATACGACTGCGTATTCATCGAAACCACACAGGTTCTTAAGGTTGCTGGCGGTGCTGGTGCTTCTTACACCACAGACACAACTGTTGCTAACCCAACAGTAACTGCTGGTGGAGGTTACATCACTCCTGCTACAAAGACAGGTAATGGTGGTTCAGACCGCTACGCAGGTATCTTCATTGGAGATAACGCATTCGGTCACGCAATCTCTCTACCAGTTGAACTTCGCGATGGCGGAATTCTTGACTTCGGTCGTGAGCATGCTCTTGCTTGGTACTCAATCTTCGGTCTTGGTCTAATCACTGACCAGTCTGTAATCATTGCAGAAACCAACTAATTAGTTTTACCTAGGGGGCCTGGGCAACCAGGCCCCCACTTTAACAGTTACTAAATCGGAGGATATAAATGGCAAGTAAAGTAAAACCGACGGATGTTACTGGTCGCGTACGTGAAGCGGCTCTAGAAGAAAATCTAGAGGCAATGCAAGAACGCGCATCGGAAATGTCTATGGCTACTGCCGAAGCACAAATCAAGCTTGAAACAGAAGTAGTAGATGCAACCGTACCAAACCGTGCAACAGTTATTGTTGATGACCCAACAGTAATTAGCGAGTCAGAAGACTCAGTTGTAATCCGTGTTATCGAAACAATTGATTCTATGACACTAGGTGCAGGAAACTACTACAGCTTTAAAGCTGGACAGAAGTACAAAGTGTCTCGTCAAGTTGCACAGCATCTTGAGGAAAAAGGTTATCTAGCTGGAGTAATCTAAGCAGTTAACGGATTATCGAGCACTTAATTCGGCGGAGCGGCGGGCATTACTGCCCGCTTCTTCGTTTACATAGTCGTTAAAGGAGTGAATTAAGTGGCCTCAATGGCAGACCTTGTATCGAGAGTTCGTCTTGAACTTGGAGACTTACCTAAAGAATTTACCTTCACCGCTGATGGTGACGGTGTATTAAAAGATTTTTATTTAAACACTAAGCCTGTTGACCCATACACACTTTATGTCGCAGTTATTGACGACGTGGTCCCAGCACCCTTTGGTTATAAATTAGAAAAAGACCAAGGCATTATTCACTTTAAAGACCCCCTTATTGTTGGGGCAAAACTAGTTGTTAACGGAACTGGTTACAGATACTTTACAGATAGCGACATTGAGCGCTTTATTAATACTGCCGTAGAGCAGCACGTGTACGAAAGAACAGATAACTTTGGCAGCGCAATAAACCTTAAGATGATTCCTGGAGTTGAGGAATACCCAATTGCTATCCTTGCAACTATTGAAGCCTTGTGGGCTTTAGCTACTGATGCGTCCTTTGATATTAATATCACCGCGCCTGATGGCGTAGTGATTCCCCGTTCACAGCGCTATGCACAGCTGACTAACACAATTCAGCAACGCTGGGAACAGTACCGTCAGCTGTGCGCTGCTCTTAATATAGGCCTATGGCGTATACAGGTTGGCACTCTTCGTCGTACTAGCCGTCACACTAATAAATTTGTACCTATATACAAGGGCCAAGAGATTGATGATGCTAGAAAACCAGAGCGTATGTATCTTCCTGTAGACCCAATGGGGTATGAGCCTGTGCCTACAACAGCTGAGGTTTATGACATTGTTATGTACCAAGGCGACACATTTGAGCAAATTGTTGACTTTGCATTTAATATTACGGGTCTTACATGGAAAGCAGAGATTCGCACCTACCCTAATTCACCATCTAAATATGCCACTCTAGATGTTACAATTTTAGATGCTGCACAAGGAAGGCTTAAGTTGTCGCTAGTAAGTGATAAAACTAAATATCTTCCTGTTCGTGCGTTCTGGGATTTGCAGGCAACTAAAGTTTCAGACCCTACATGGGAAAAAACGTACTTGAGAGGTCAAGTATTTGTAACTCAACAGGTAACGGTGGACTAAAGTGGCAGATGAGATTATTGTCGTAGGCCCTGATAACAGCGATTGGTATCCAGGCGTAACTGGCCCTACCAGTGCAACGGGACCAACCGTACCTGTTGGTGTAACTGGCCCTACTGGACAACGCGGACCTACAGGTCCTGCTGGCGCAACAGGCGCAACAGGAGCCGCTGGTTTAACAGGCCCATCTGTAACAGGTCCAACTGGTCCTACAGGACGAACAGGCGCAACAGGTCCTACAGGTATTGCTGGAAGCGCTGGACCCGCTGGTGCCACAGGTCCTCAAGGTTATTCTGGTGTTCAAGGAGCAACAGGTCCTACAGGTGCACCTGGTCAAGGTTTAAATATTCTTGGCGAGTACCCAACACTTAATGATTTAACA